AAAAAGCTGCATCCTGAGTATTCTGCCAATGTATCACGCTGGCAGATGATTGCTGATTGTCTTGGTGGTGAGGAAACAATCAAGTCAAAAAAAGAAACTTATTTGCCATTTCCAATTCCTGATCCAGATGGAGTGTTGAAGCAAGATGTTGAGTTTATTGCAAAATACAATGTCTATTTGGAAGGTGCGCACTTCACTAACTACACAGAGCAAGCTGTTGAAGACCTTGTTTCTGGATGCTTCAGAAAAGATGTTGTTGTCAACCGCAAAGGTGATTCTTTTGATTATCTTTTGGTTGATGATGTTGCTCGCAATATTGTTTGGAACACTACTGCTTTTGGTAGATGTTTTGCAATCACAGAGTACCCTGTTGTTGAAGAAGGTGCAAAACGCAAAGATGATGAAAAGAATGCGGCATACATTGTTGTCCATCCTGCTTTATCTGTCATCAATTGGGAGTCTAAAATTGTTGGTGGAAGAGACTCACCAACACGGATTGTTGTTCTGCAGGCTGGTGAAAAGGAATCTGATTCAGTTTACATTGAATATCTCATTGATGTTGATGGTATTTACAAAATCCGCATTCATACAGAAATTGATGGCAAAGTGCAATATGAAGAGTTTGTTCCAAAAGCAAATGGAAAAACTCTGAATCAAATTCCAGGCACATTTATTGGCTCAATTAGCAATAGTTCTACTGTTGACCGTGCGCCAGTGTATGGTATTGCAAGATCAAACATCAAACACTATCAGACTTGGGCTGAGTTGATTCATGTGCAAACCTATGCTGGCCACCCTCAAATTGCTTTGACTGGATTGCCCAATGGTTGGTTGAGAATGTCTCAGAGCAACCAACAGGATTGTCCTAGTGGTGGTGCTTCATCAGGCAATGGCGGTGGCACTCAATCAAGCGTTGCTTCAAACATTCAATTGCAAATTGGCGCATCACGCGTTATTGCTTTGGAAGGTGAGGCTTCTACGATTGAGCGTTTGGATGGCTCAAGTGATACTGTCATACATTTCAAAACGCTGGAGCAGCTTGAAAAAAGTATGCTTGAGCAAGGTGCAAGGATTAAATCATTTGATGCTAAAGGCGGTGTTGAATCTGCACAGGGCATGATTATTCGCCATGCTGGTGAATCTAGTCAGTTGGCTAAGATTGCAACCAACACGGAACGCGGTTTGACTTTGTTGTTAAAATATGTTGCTATGTTTATGGCAACTTCTGATGATGTTTCAGTTAAAATCAACAAAGAGTTTTTTGCTTCTGTTCCTGATGCATCATTGATTACAGTATTGGGTGCGCAAGTTGCTGCTGGTAATTTGCCAAGAGAACTGCTTTTTGATTATTGCCGTGAAGTTGGTTTGATTCCTGTTGATGTTGATAATGACATGTTGGAAACAAATCTTGAGGAGGTGCCAGGTGGAGTTGCTGGACCACAGACTGATCAAGATACTTAACTTACACAGAACATTATCAGGAAGTGCAAAATCAATTCAAGATTTAGCAGTTGTGCTTGTCAAAACAATTGGATTGGAAATGGCTCGCCGTGAAGCTCAGCGTTTCACTTACATGAGTGCTGGTGTTATTGAGTTGCTTGGAAGTGGAATGGCTGATTTGGAAAGTTTAATCTTCCAAAAGGCTGTTGATATTGCAAATGCAAATACTGGTGTGAAGTTGACTGCTCCAATAATTAGAGGCTTGATGGCTGAGCATATTGGACCAGTTGGCACTGCTACTGGCATGATGAAATCATCAAGATTGAATATGATTGCGCGAGTAAGCAACACCATGGCGCGATTAAATGCTGAAGGCTATTCACGGTCAGACATTCGCAATGCAATAATTGGAAGTCAATCGCAAGGATATAAGAATGGCGTGCTTGGAAGTTTTGTAAATGGCAGCCATGCTACCATGCGAACAGTTGGAGCAATGGCAAGTGAAGTTGCTTCTGATTCTGAAAGAAGAAAAAACAGAGATGTGACTGGTTACATTTGGGTCTCTGTTTTGGATGGCAATACTACGCTGACTTGTGCATCATTAAATGGTAAAAAATACTATTATGATTCATCAGGAGCAAAACCATTGCCACCACAACATGTAGGGTGCAGGTCAACAACTGAGCCAATAACAAAATCCAGTGGGATTCCTGTTGTTGCTTCAATTGGAGACTTCATAAAAAGAAACCCTGCTGAGGCGCGTGAGATGTTGGGTGCTACTCGTTACAAGTTGGTGACTGATGGCAAACTCAAAATTGATCGCTTTACTGATAGGCACTTTACTCCTTTGACAATTGAGCAGTTAAAAGAGAAAAATGCAGTAGCATTTAAGAGGATTGAAAAATGATCAAGTTTTTTGTTAAAGATTTGAATGATGTTGATGAAGCATACCGCGCAATGTATCGTAAATGTGAAGGTGGCTATCAGTTGGATGTGAATGCTGATGATATTCCTGATGTTCAGCGATTAAAGCGCAACAAGGATGAGATTCTTGAAGAAAAGCGCGCTGAGCAAGAAAAACGCCGCAAGGCTGAAGAGGAACTTGCAGCAAAACAGCATGATGAGGAAAAAGCAAAAGCCCAAACACGTGAAGAGTTTGAGAAGTTGCTTGATAAGGAGCGTGAGCGTAATGCTGCCAAGGCTTCTGAGTTGCAAGCAAAACTTGATGCAACTTCAAGCCAGCTGAAGGACACATTGGTTAAATCAACCATTGATACTCTTGCTGTTGAGCTTGCTGGTGAAGATGCTGAGCTTATCAAGCCACACATAGCAGCACGGATTGGTGTTGAAGAAGTTGATGGAAAAATGAAAATATCCATCAAAGGAAAAGATGGCCAAGCAAGCACGCTTACAGTTGAGCAGCTTGGTTCTGAGTTTCGTGATGATAAAATGTTTGCTTCTGTTATCACTGGGCGCAGTAGCTCAGGTGCAGGAACAGGAAGCAAAGGAGCTGGTGCTGGCGCTTCAGAAAATGAAAAGTTTTTTGATCCAAAAAGCCCTGATTTTTCAATTACAAAACAGATTGAATTGGAGGATTCCAACCCAACTCTGTATAAGGAATTATCTGACAAATTCAATGTCTGATAAATGGACTGTGTCCTCTGGCGTGGCTGTGCTGTGTCATTTAATCATTCTTTCACAAACTTATGAGGTAATAACATGGCAATTACACGCCTTTCTGATTTGATTCAGCGCACAGCTTTCCAAAAGGCTGCGCTGTTGGAGTCCATTCGTCGCTCTGCTTTGTTTGATTCTGGCATCATTCAACAAGATGCTGATTTGGCACGACTGTTGGCACTGAATGCTGGCAAAACATTCACTTTTGAATACTTTGATGATTTGGCAGACACAACTCCAAATCAATCAAGTGATGATCCAGCATCAATTGCCAGCGCAAACAAAATCACCACTGCAACAAACACTGCTCAGAAAATCATGCGCAACAATGGTTGGGGTGTGGCAAACTTGACTGCCAATCTGTCAACTACTGGTGATGCATTGACTGCTATTGCAGGTCGCATTGGTGCATATTGGGGTCGCCATTATGATGCAACTACTATTGCTGTGGTGCGTGGTTTGATTGCTGATAACATTGCTAGCAACTCTGGCGACATGATCAATGACATCAGTGGTGTTGCAAATGGTCAGAAAATCACCTTTGATTCTCTGGCAGACACGGCACAAACTATGGGTGATGCAAAAGACCAGTTGAAAGTTTTGGTTATGCACTCTTCTCAAGCAACTGTGTTGTTGAAAGACCAAGTCACCAATAAAGTGTTTGATGCATCTGGCAACCTGCTGTATCAAGAGATTCTGGGCTATCGCATTGTAATCTCTGATAATGTTTACAGCAATGCTGGTGTGTATGATTCATATTTGTTCAAGCCTGGTGCTATTGCTTTTGCAAATGGCGCACCTAAAAAACCAGAAGAGGTTGAAGTTGCACCTTCTGCTGGTAATGGTGAAGGCACTGAGACAGTTTGGTCACGCCGTCACTTCTGCTTGCACCCTTATGGCTTTGACTTTGAAGCTGGTTCAGTTGCTGGTTTGTCTGCTACCAATGCTGAATTGGCTCTGGCTGCAAACTGGGCGCGTAAGTATGA